AGCAACATCCAAGCCATACGATAGGAAATCAAATTATACAAACTATTAATAATAGTCGTGGCAGGATGCCCACTGGGAAGTGACTTATGCCAGTCATAAACAATATCGTCACACAAATGTCTAGAGTTGGTAACATCTTCCCAAAGAACTTGTCGCACCTTATCTTCTAAAGCCGACCCATCATACCACTTTTGTACAATTGACAAAACAGCCTTTAAAACTACAACTTGTTCACTACCATCGAAATTCTTAAAATCGCCAGCAACACAATGTTTACCCCTCTTCTGCAACATGTTTGCCAAAACATGCCACTCATCAGAGTAAACATTGACACCAACAACGATCTCATTATCCAACCTAGATAACATAATGAATTGACAAAAACGCATAAAATACATTCTTGTGGCAACAACTAAAGGTAAAGGAGCACTGCTAATCAATCTAGTTTTGCCGGAAATAACTTTTTCCAACGGACGTCGCTCATCTTTCAACACGTCAACGAAAATATGCTCTAAACGTTGACCTTTAGAGGCTAAATCGACGATTTTAAGCACTTCATTCTTAAGTTGTTTACATCCAGTAGTCTCAAGGTCGTAAACAATATCTTTGCCAAAAAACCATTCCTTACCACGATAGCCATCAACAGGATGAGCAACATAAGGATAACCTGCTGAAGTAGCGCGAGGAATACTATCAAAGTATTCGTCAAATGGGTCACCCAAAATAGCTTTTTCAAAGCTAATAACAGTACGCTCCTTATATGTGCTAGCAATAATAGTATTCTCCAAAGAAGACCAAACAGCATCAGCACAATAACTGGCCAACTCTTTATCTATCTCAATCTCAGGACCACCATAACGTTCAATAGCTTGATACTTAGGATTAATTTCCAAACCATTAAAAAACACATTACGTAATCTAGCAGTATCAGTCTTTGACGGTCCCCAACATTCATACAACGCCGACTTGATAATACGACTACGCTTTGGTGCATAAATAGCAACAGGTAATTTTCTAACAAAATCAAAGTTGCCTTCAAAGGGCAAGAAATAATCTCCAGACTGGGGTTTATATTCCACAAATTCAGATATGGCAGCTTCCAAATCATCTGAAGTTATTACACAAGCCAAACCATGCCTATTAGAATTACCAGCTACATGAATCCCAATAATTTTCTGAGGAGAAATTGCTGAATTGTGTAGAACCAATGGAGAACCACAATCACCTTTAACAGTAGGCGCTCTATAAGTAACAAATTCTCTAAGAGTATAGCTACCACTCTCGGTTCTAATCTCTTCATCTCTATCAAAAGAACCATTACACCCCCAAACATCACTATATTCAGTCCGAGGCACAACTAAATGAAAATAACAAGCCCTCATATTGTCAATCTGTCTCCTATTGCAGAACAACTTGACAATATCCGGAAAAATGCGACAACCATTTTTTGGTAATTGTACTAAACACAAATCCAATCCACGCAATTTATCATTAGTAAAAGCACCATCAATAACTGAATAGTCAAGCGCAATAACTTCATTAGTGCGCACATTCTTCAACTTAAAACTATCAGTAACCTTAAAAATACCCTTCTTAACATTAGAATCAAAATCAACTTTAAAATGATAAGGCATAAGAAAAATATTATCTCTAAGTGCAAGTAAACTACCAACTTTTCCACTACAATCCTCATTACTAATGGTGAAAAT